CCACTTCTACGGCTAAACTGAATAGCTGAAGTTGTACTACTTGAACCGCCATCTGTTGCATCACGAATATGTAACTTGGCATCTGGATTTGATTCACCAATGCCAACATTACCGCTGCTGTCGATACGCATGCGTTCTGATGTAGAGCTTCTCCAAATCCATTGGCCTGTTGATGTACCCCTATGGTCAAAGTACATTTGTGGGGTGCCAGTGGCATATGTGCTAATAGCACTTTGAGTATTTGCTGTGCTTGTACCTAAGCGAACCTCACCACCCGTAAACCCGCTTACGCTTCCTTCAATACTTGCACCACCGCCCAATACATTTAATTTATCATTAGGCGAACTCGTCCCAATGCCCAAACTCTCAGCACTCGCATCCCAGAAGAACTTTGGCGTGGTGCCTGTGTCCTCGTAGAAGCTGATGTCTCCTTTGACATTTAAACCATTTTCTATAGTCGATGCTTCATAAGACTTTAACTGTATAGTTGCAGTGCCGCCGTGGTCGTAATAAAACGCTCCACCTTGACCTTCACCAGTTAAATCACCAACAGCGGCTATGTTCGTGCCGTCACTTTCTTTGATAAAAAGAAGAGCATCGTCTGCTTGCATTGTGACGTTACCCGTGATGTCTACGCCTGTGCTGGTGGTGGCGAGTTTGGTGGATGTATTATGCTTTAACTCAACAGTCCCGCCAGTCCCAGTGTCTGTCATTAAAATGAACTCATTGCCACCTGCATCAGCCATTGAAATATTACTTGCATAAATAAGTAAATTACCACTTCCAGTCTCTTGAATAACGCTATTATTTGTTGAACTAGCATGATAAATCTGTAGGTCAGACCCAGCGCCGAAGATGGCTTTGTCGTTGTCGCCGAAGGTTACGTCAGCACCAGATAGCGCAAGATCACCCGTCATGGTATCGCCAGTGATCCTGACAAAGCCAGTTGCGGTATCTAGGGCATTCTTAAGTTCACTAAAGACTATCTTCTTAGTTTCAGTAGCTGATGTATCTACAATAGCTATAGCATCATCGTCAGCTACGTTAGCCCCAGTAAGGGCTGTTAATTCTGAGATCTTTTGATCTGCCATTTTTATTATTCCTTATCCCTTATCTGAGTTCTGCCCAAGCAGTTAATGGTGCACTAAATACAGATACCCTGTAATATTGGTCATCTGGAATTATTGCACTGATGCTTGTCTGACCATTATTATCAAATTGACCACCTAATTGTACTGAACTACTCATGTCCGAGTTTGAAGATACTTGAAAAATCATAGTGCTATCAACCGCTGGAACACCCGTAACATTTACAGCTATTGGAATACCTGTAGTGTTTTGATAGATTGTATTAAAAGACCTACTAGCTGTTAGGTTTTGCCAAGTTTGATTAAAACCAAGACCTGTGACATTAGCATCTATAGCAGCTTTCACCTTAGCTGGTGACACAAGGCTTTCAACTGTACCTGTTCCAGTTTCCCATGTGGCTGTAGCTTGATCCCCTAGTAGGCCAGTCTGAGTGCCAGAAGTGTTTACTACTTGTGTGTCATCTAGGATGCGAAACTTATCATTTGTTTGATCTAGGTAAGCTACAGGTATCCAAGCATCATTACCATTTGCTCTTATGTACAAGATAAAAGCATCAGTATCATACCACCATTGATTAGCGAAGGTAGTGCTAGGTGCAGAAGTTCCTGAGTTGTTTGTAGCTATAGCTGATAGGACGTTATTGATGTCGGTTCTAGCATTAGCTGCTGTTTGGTTAGCTATGTTGTAGTCGTGTTGTGCCATATTAGTATTCCACTATCCCTTCCAAGACGCTTACGCTTGGCGATACATTGTTGTTTGTACTGTCGAGTTCAGCTTTGAATTTAAATGCTCTGCCTGTGAGTTCACCAGCAGCTATAACCCAAGATCCCCAAGTAGGAGAACCAGCAGGGTCATCATTAGTTGCAGCTACATAAACAGTTGTACTGAAGTCACCATAGGGTTGATCCTCATCTGACCAATCGTCCCAGTTATTAGGCCAAGTATCCCAGTTGTTAGGTATGTCATCCCAATTAACTAATCCACCAGAAGCATTAGCGTGATGCCTAGTAGAGGTTAAGTTAGTTGATACCCTTACAGTTCTAGTTGAGCCTGTGTCTAAGTATCCTGTGAACTCATATGTACCTGTAGAGGGTGCAGTAGCAAAGCTAGACAGTCTTAATTCATCAGGGTCTGGGCCTGTAGCTACAGCTACGTTAGTCTTAGCACCAGCGAAACTTGGGTTCTCAGTGTCAGTCTGTGATGTACCTAACTCAGGTAACTCAGATGGTAGGACAACAACAGAAGCTACAGTACCTTCGTTACCTGACTTATCATAAGGCTCAATAAAGAATGTTCCTGAGATAGCTGGGTAGGCTACTGATGTCGCTGGTCTAGCTACTTTATTAATTATGACTTGGGCTGAACCATCTGTGAATGTAGCTGTAGTTGATGAGCTATGCCATAGTTTATAATACGACAAGTCAAAGTCAGTTGAAGCAGTCCAAGCAAAGAATAGAGTACCACCAGATAACTGCTTTTCAAAGGTAGATGGAGCAGATGGACCAACAGTATCAGCCTCTACAGTCTTCTGTGCGTCTGTGAAATCACCCTTAACACCAAAGGCATTGATAGCTCTAGCTCTGACATCATAGACTATTGTACCTGCTGCACCAGCTAGAGGTGTCTCAATGTCTAAGATCTCAAATCTACCTAAGTCACCTGTGCCTAAGACACTATAGTCTGTGTCTGTAGACTTCTTAAACTCTACCTCAACGTAATCTACACGTTCAAAGGCCGTAGCTGATACATTAACTACAAGTACGTTAGTTACATGCTCATTGATAATTCTATACTCTTGTGTGAGAGCTATAGCTACAGGTGGTACATCAAATGGGGATGGTAGTGTAGTATTATCACTCTCGTATACTGCACCATCGGAGACTTCATCAAAGACAGACTCGCTGATTTCTCTTAGGGACAGATTAACTTGTATATCATAGTCATCTTGAAGACCAAAATCCCAAGTTACAACTTCAAATTCTTTATTAGACCATCCAAATCTAGTGTTGGTAAGACGTACAATATCCCCAACTTGAACTTGAAAGGCTTTCATTCCGAATGCAGCTTGTACAGTAAGTTGCTGCCTATTACGCTCAAGTGTTATACGAGCGATACGTCTAGCTTCAGTAGTATTATCTGTAAAAGGCAGACTTAGATCAATAACACTTTCTTGATTACCATCAGCAGCTAATAGGGCATTATAAGTAGCTGAATTAAGGATAGGTACTTGAGGGAAGTCAGATGGTTGATAGTCACTTTCTGGGCCTCTGAATGTACCTTTGACTACATTGAAGTTATCTCTGCGTGAGTGTCTAGTTGTTACTGCTATACCTGACCTTAGATCATCCTCATTAAGATCTAAAACTGGGCTTGTATAATAAGCTGGCTTCATTCTCCACTTACCTTGAGCATACCACAATAAACTATCCATAGCTGTAGATAGGTTACCAATAGCATCATAGGGTGTAGTATTAGTGGTAAATGCCCCATTAAGAGAGAACCTAGTTCCACCTGATAGAGTGGGATAATTTAAGTGGTCACAAACATTAGCGGCTATAGTAACAAGGTCATCATCTACACTCTCAATGTCTTCACTAAGGCCATAATTATAGATAGTTTCATTAGTACCCTCTTTACCTGACGTAAGGTAATCTCTCATACACAAAGCTGGATTATCAGACCAAGCTGTAGTGCTTGTACGAGGGTCGTATACTTTCTTACCTTTGACTACAGCGGTAACTTCTGGAACGCCGTTAGGAAAGGCATCAGCATTATATTCCAGCATAACGTAGAGATAAGCTGTAGCTAACAGCTTACAATCTGTAGTCCATTGTGAAGGTGGTGTGACCCCGCCTAAGTCAGAAGATGTAACAGCAGTCTGTGTAGTTGTACCTAGCTTCTTAACTATCTTAACCTTACCAACATACTTAGCTGGGGCAGTAACGTCATTACCACTTAGAGTTAAAACTTCATCATTGAAATATATAGTCTCAAACTCTTCTACTTCATGTCCAGCAAAAGCTAATACGCTATGTAAGTATTTGTTGTTATCTGTAACACCTTGAAATACTACACCACTGGCTATTCTAGTCTTACCATAGATAACTTGATGAGGTAATGAGGAACCCCTTTGAGTTACTAGATAGCCTTGATCCCCACCCTGCTGGTCTAATTTAGGCATTAATGCTTTACTTAAAGCAGTTGCACCTAATGTGGCTGCATATGTTTTTGCAAATGCAGTAGCTGCACCAGCCCAACCACCCGTAAAATAACCAGCAATACCTGCAATAGTAGCTGCGGCAACAGCACCTAAATTAGAATTTTTATCTAATAAATCAATCTCACGAAGGTCGATGTCAATATCTAAAGCCATTAGCTTCCAGAACTCCTACCCCAAGCAAGTTTCTGGTCTTGCATATCAGCTACAAAATCAAAACCAGCATCTGTACTTGCACCAACTATATCCCTAGACCTTTGGTACTCAGCAGTGTACCTAGCCACCCTAGCTCTCTCTAAGTCAATCAGCTTATTCTCAACACTAACTTGAATAGTCCCTGTACCAGCATCTTCAGAGATATTCATCTGATCCATGTAACCAGTAAATATTTCAGTCAGACCAGTTGATCTATCCTCTAACTCAATACGTGAGCCATCTTCTAGGAGAATAAAGTTAGTACTCTCTTTCTGTAGACTACCTTTAGCAAACATACCAAAGTATATCTTACAAGTTCTACCCTGATAGGGAGTACTAAGAGCTAAAGCTAATACCTCAGAAGGTAAGCCCGTAATAGTAATGTCAGCCCCTTTAGCGGCAATCTCTTTAGTTTCTTCAACAGAAGATATGCCTAAAAGAGTTCCAGCACCTGTCCAAGAAACTCCTTCAAAGGTAAGAGTACCTACACCTGTCCATAGACGCAAGACATCATCACCATCAAAGTTCATCTCCACAGCAAAGAAGGGGTAAACTACATTATCATCTAATGCATCAACTATTGTTGTAGGCAGAACTCTCGACATTATTGTAGAGCCTCTATAGCTTCAAAAGATATACCATAGAAACTAGCATTGTCTATCGACCAAGAAGTAGTACTATTGCCAAGTCTAAATACACCTTTAGGGCTACTGTAGATTACAGTCTCACCTGAATATGTACTTCTTAAGTCAGGCCAGATCTCTAAGTTACCACTACCACTCTGATCTACTAATACTTGGTGTAGTCTAGCAGCAGAGCCTGTACCCAACTGAATGTAATCACCAGCTAGTAGAGTACCTGTCATAGTAACTGAAACTGTGCTATCCCCTGCTGTACCTGACAAAGTAGGAGTGCCACTTACTGTACCTCTAGGTGTAGCATAGTCAGGGTCTCCCAGCAGAAATGTCCCTACAGAACCCTTAAGGGCTACCAGCATAGCTTTCCAGTCAGCAGCTAGATCCCTACGCACCGAGGGAATACTGACTGAGGCACTCCAGATTTGACCCTGATGGGAAATAACCTGTTGCTTATATGTAAACGGAGACTGAGAGACAGCTACAGCATTTACAGCACGTAGTTCAATACTCTCTATGCCAATAGTTGTAGGTGTATTAAGAGGGTAACTTATAGCCATGATTTATCCAAATGCTGATTTCATTGCACCACCTCTACGTCTTTGGTTCATAACTGCACCTACGGACTGATTGATGATAGCTGGTGAGGCTTGTGCTATTGTCTGAGTGACAAGTCTCTTAGTATCGTCTGATGTATTAGCTGAGATATTGAATACTTGGTTCACTACTGTACCGCCAGAACCCTGACCTTTAGTGTGATCTATGACAGTCTCTCTAGGGTGTAGCATAGCCATAAAGCCACCCTTACCATCTAGGCCACCTGATCTTGGGCCTGAGCCTGTGTATCCACCACCTTCATATCTTCTAGGGGCTTTAGGTGGGGCTACAGAACCCCCAGTACCAGCAGCAGAGGCAGGAGTAAATGCACCTGTAATAGCACCAGCTATAGATTGTACTAGCTGTTCAACAACAAGTATCCTGTAAAGCTGTTGTATGATGTCAGCAGCCATAGATCTAAAGGCATCTTTAGCTGATGTAGTACCATCTACTAGCTGCATAAAGAAGTTACCAAAGGCTCCAGAGACACTATCAGCTATAGCCACTTGTTGTTTCTGTACATCACTCAGTTCTCTGTTAAGATCTATAGCTTTTTCTGTTGCTTTATTAATCTTAGTCTTAGCTTCAAACTCTGCTATAAGTTCATCTATAGTCTTATAACCAAACTCTTGTTGATAACGGGTGCCTTGCTGTCTAGGATCACCACCACGACCACTAGCAAGACCTGTGGGCATTAAACTTTGCTGTAAATTAAGAAGATTTAATCTTGCCTTCTCTTGGTCATTTACAAGTTTTAATGCCCCAAGTTGTAATTGTAATTTATCATAAACAGCTAAAACCTCTGTTTTATTTTTACCAAGAATACCATTAGATTCTAGTTGAGCTTCGTACTTATCTCTTTCTAATTTAGCAACAAGGTCTTGATAATGTACGCTGTCTTTACCATAAATTACTTCTTCTTTAGCTAGGAGTATTTTATCTTGTAATGACTTTTTCTCCGCATCTATTGCAGTCTGTATATCTTTTACTCTTGCTTTTTGATCTGCTGCTTGCTCTTTTGCAAGTTGATTATTTTTAATAGCTAATACTGCAGTGGCTTTTTGAAGATCTAGTAACTTTTCTTGTACTTTTTTCTCTTTCTCTAAATCATCTAGCCTTTCTTGAGCATTCTTTTTCCTATTTAAAGCTAAAGCTAAAAGTTTAGTTTCGTCTGATAATTGCTTCTTAAAAAGATCCGCTAAGTTTAAAGTAAGCTCTGCCTGACTTTTCTTTTCGCCAGTGGCTCTAATTTCTAACTCAACAATTTTATCTATAAGTCCTTGTTGTTTTAACCTTGCTTTATATGCATCTGGATCAAACTCAGTTACAAGTGAAAGCCTCTTTTGATTTAACTCATCAGTCTTTTTATTTATACTATCTATAGCATCTGCAAAAGTTTCAACTTCTGCAGAAGACTCTTTAGCATCTTTACCAGATCTTAAGAAAGCTGCACCCAAGGCTCCAAGTAAGGGTATAGCAATGCCTAAACCAGCAATTAAAAAGCTCATAGATAACTTTAGTCCCATGAAACCGATTTTTGCATTTAGAGTTGCTGGTGGCAAGAGGTAAAGAACCCCAACCATCTGAGTCATTTGTTGACTAAAGGCGACCATTGGGTTTGTTCCCGATTGAACTTGAACAAGAAAGTCACCCACTTGATAACCAGCTTGTTGCGTAGCAACACCAAGTTTATTCATGCCTTTGTTCATCATGTTAGCATGAGCAGAAAAGATCCCAGTACCCCGCTGGAAATCTCTATTTAATTCTTCTATGCTTACTGATCTTTGTTTGTCAGTTATAACCCCTAACTGTTGTGCCTTATTTAAATCTTTAAGGGTTTTTTCATACAACTTAGATGTAGAGTATAAGGGCTTAAACTTTCTGGACAACCTGTCAACTTCAGAACTGTACTTAGCAAACGTATTAGTTGATTTATCTGTTTTATCTCTTAATATGTTTACTTGATTTGACGTTCTATTTAAATAATCATTCAAGACCTTTAAATCACTAAAATCAACGCCAATTTTAATGTCTTCAGTTGCCATTAGTTATACCCATAAAGACTACATCAACACGTTTTATTGCTTCTATCTCCCAAGAAGACAATGGTGTATCTGTAAGCTCCTTCCATGTTTTTATTTCTTGATAACTTATCGGGTTTGGGCCTGAGAACCCCATAGTTCTACTTGCGTTTAAAACAATAAAGGCAGACCAAACATGAGACATAAGCAATGGGAAGTCGGGGCCATCTAATGCTTTTGGTCTGTGTCCAGTCTGCCTTTCTACTTGTTCTAAGTGTTCACGTTCTGATGTGCCTGACTTGTCTGGTCTACTTATAGAGAACTCATGCTCTGCGTAGTCAACCAGTTCTTCAATCAGGCTTTCGTAAAATCCAGAGAGTTAGCTACTGCTTCCTCAATCTGATCTCTTATCCAGAATACTTCAGCGTAAATCTCTTTGGCTTTAGCGATAGAGAACTTAGGTTTAGAACCCCCATAAGTAATCTTCCAGCCTTTAGTAGTTTTGGCAAGTAAATCTAAAGTAGCGTCCTCTAGGTCTTCTGCTGTAATCTCTACCTTCTTCTTATTCTGTGCTTGCTTCAGACGCTTATTGGTTTGCTCATGTACAGCAGCCTTGTACTCTTTAGAGTGTGGTGCATATACAGTGATAACCATTGGTGTATCGTCATCATTATTCAAGACATCAAAGCTAGTAGGATGTACAATAGTGACATCTACAGTGTCGCTGGTCGGGGTTAAATTCTTTAAGTCCATGTCGAGTTTCCTTTCGGGTAAAAGTTGTCGGGTCGGGTAAAAGGGGAAGCATCAGACCCGACACCAATGCTTCCCCGCCCTAGCTAGGGTACTTTATGCAGAGCGAGTAATAACTAAGTTACTTGCATCTGCTGTGTTGTAGAGTGCTACGAATGACATAGAGATGACACGACTAGTTGGGCCATCTACACCTACGTCTGCACTATTGATCTTGGCTCGTGGGAATGCGAACTTCATGGTGTTACTACCATCACCCACAGTTACCTCAAGCTCAGTTTCAGTCTCATTCAAGAAGCGGTTGATTAAGGCTGCATCCTCAAAGTAAGCTGAGATAGTACCTTCAACTTCAGCACGACCAACTTCCAATTGTGGCGCACTATCACTACCAATTACGAAAGTAGGTGCGAAGGAGTTCGTCAGAGTGAAGTCCATACCAGTTACGATAGCTGACGTAGTGGGCGTACCATCAACGTCACCGATAGCTAATGTACCTGAGTAGGCATCGAAGGGAGCAGCACCTGATGCAGCATCCTGTGTCTTCTCAGTAGCACTAATAGTCATGTCCTTACCAACCATACCGTAGGTAGCTGTTACCATCTGGTTAGGGGCTAGAGAAATACCCATAGTAGAAACTGTCATACCTGTGAACAAACGAGCTTGGTCGATGTCAGCAGCGTAGTCTTCGATAGAGAAGAACTTAGGTGTAGTACCAACTTTAAGGACGTTAGTTGACCAAGTGGACAACATAGCTGATTCTAGGAATGCATCGTAATCAGCATCACGTAAGTCAGCAACAATATCACCAGCAGCTTGACGGTTGCCATGACGATCAACACGGGGCATACGATCAGGTTGAATGTCAGTACCAGCTACACGATCTTTAGTTAAGTTCAAAGAGTGTGTGCTGAAGGGTAAGTTTTGGAAGTTACCAGCAGGAGTCGTGCCAAATGTGCTTTCCACAATGAACGATAGGCTGGAACGAGAACCTTGTGCGAAGGCCATAATGTATTCTCCTAATTATTATAAACGTACCATCCGATATTAATCGGAACATAGTACCAAGGCGCATCTAAGAAACCTTGCTGTCTCTCAGCGTAGTCAATAGATACAGTTATTGTTTCATCCCCAGTGTAGGAGATTTTAGTGGTTGCTTCAAAAGCCTCTAATACAGTATTAGCTAAGGCATCAGCAGCGGCGGGGCCATTACCTTCTGGGGTGTAGGCAGTTACAACAAACACACCATCGTATCTCTGTTGTGGGTTTAAACCTCTTACAGCGGGTCTACGGAGTGTCGGGAGGAAATTAGTCTGTAGGTAACTTGTACCTGTCGTTGGGCTAAATGAGACATTCTCATAAGCTATGCCTGATGGCAAACTAGCAGTATTAGCTAACTTGTTTTCAAGTGCTGCCCGTATGTCATTATAGATACTAGCCACGTTTATACTTTCTCTTTAGTTGGGTAAACACAAAGTAGCCATTAGTTTTGGGCCAACCTTCTCCACGTTCAACATCACGGGCATGAGGACTATTGTTACGAAGCTCTATTCGGGTAGTATCCAACAAGGAAGGTATTCTTTCTAAGTCTTGAGTAAGATTACTTAAGCCTTCATTTCTCGCAGCTTGTTCATTAGCTTTAGGTTTATTCTTAGAGCTTTTACCTCTAGGTCTACCAGCACCTACATTAAATGAGAAAGATGTTACATATGCACCAGTATCTACAGGAACTCTTATTGTACCTAAACCGACTGCATCAACTGCCATGTCTATTAGTTTACGCTCTACTTGTTGTTCAGCTAAAGCCTTAAGGCCATCTATCTTCCTCTGTAGGGAAGGCATGACCTTTAACTGAGTTCTCATTACTCTCTCACATCACACAAGAAACAAATCTTGACCCCATTAGAAAATATAGTAACAACAGAAATAACATTAACTGTGTCACCGTTACCAATAATCTGATCTTCGTCATCGGGATCTACTGCCAATCCTAAAGCTGGGACTACGCACTTACGGGTTCCTCTGCGGATCTCATCTACATTAGCTATGATACCTTGATCGTAGTTGTAGAAGTAACCCTCAAAGTTGTAGTCGGTTGTAGCTGAACCTGTTACTGAACCTGTAGTAGGATCATAGGTTCCTGCTGTAGTCTTCTTGCGTAAGGTGAGTGGCTCACCAAACTCCTCTACCATCTTGAGTAGGTTATAACCTCTTGAGAATGCCATTACCTACCCCTTAACTGTAGTCGTAATCATCACCACTATAACTTGGTGGGTTCTTAAACCTGTCTCTACGAAAAGATGGTGGAACACGGTCTGTATTCTGCCTTACGTTATCCACAACTGCAATACTAATACCACCAGCCTTAACTCCCACACTAGCCCCAGCCTTCTTACCGTTAAGCTCAAGGTCTAATGCAAGCTGTGTGTACTGGTTAGCTAGATCACTATAGTTAGCACTCAGAGCGCCTGAGAGGTTCTGTGTGACCCTACGAGAGTATTGTGCAGCGATTGTTCTAGCAGTCCAAGCACCAGCCTGATAGATATTGTCACTGGTCTGAGATAAAGCAAAAGTAATTTCTTCATTCTGGACTTGTTGGTCGTTAGTGTCAGTATCTCCTACAAGGAGCCGTACAGAGTTCAAACGCCCAGAGGCTGTACCTGTACCTAAATCAGTTGCATCATACGACCAAGCCATAATTAATCAGTCTCCATGTGACCATAATTTCTACGCCAGCTACGGATAAGCCCACGCTGTTTATCAACTATCTTAGACTTCTTACACTTCTTCTTTTGGAACTCAGCTTCAGAGGGTGTCTTAGACTTTACTTTAGCGTTGATACTGTCTACAAGGCCATGCAATCCAGCTACATCTAGTTGCTCTAGTCCATCACCAACTTTAAGTTCTACTTCAAACTCTGAGTTATGATGAATGAAACCTTGTGTGTATAAGATTAGTGCTTTATCTTCACTGACACCAATCTCTTTCCATTTAAACTCCTCACCCTTCTTTAGCTGTCTACCCAAAGATTGAAATGGATACTTAACAAAGACTGGACGGTCTATTTGAAATGGCATATTCTCTTGTCGGATCATTGTACTACCTTTCGTCGGGAAGGATGGCAGGGGCCATAACTACAGCCCCTACCGATAGAAATTAAGCTACAGCAGCAGCGAAGAGGTAACCCAAGGCAGCGCCTACGACTTTCATATCGTAAGACATTTTAACTTGGATCATCTCAGCGATTTGCTGACGCTTCAGAGCATCATCTGAGAATGACTCAACAGTGATACCCAAGTTGTTCACACCTTCTAGGTTATTCCAAGCGAAGGTCAAACCAGCGGCTGGTGACATAAGACCAGCAGTTGATGGTGTGTAGGCCAACAGAGCATTCTTACCACCGATGAACGCATTGCTTTCTGCAACACCTTCTACTGATGAGTTCTTGACAGCTTCCATGACGTAGAAGTTCTCTACCTCAAAGATTTCAGCCAACTTAGCATCTGTGATCAAAGCTGTGTTAGTTACAGTTGCGCCACCGTTCAAACGTGCCAGAATATCTGGGTGATTGATCAGTTTATCACGTACTTCTTTACCAACAACCATTGTGTTTGGCTTGAAGCCACCAGAAGCCAACTGTACTGCACGACGAGCAGCAGTTACATCTTGGATTGGTGTTGAGTTGGTGTAGTCTGACCACTGGTCAGTACCTGACAATGTGTTGTCTGTTCCCCAAACTCCTGTTGAGAAGAAGTTGGTTGCAAACTGCTCTTCACGATGGATCATCAGACGCATCGCCAAGGTTTCAGCACCAGCAGAACGGATGTCCAACATAGCATCTTCGTTAGCCAAAGTTTGCTCATCGAAGTCCATACCAAGACCATATACGTCAGCAAAGTAGCTGCTGGTCGATAAAGTCATACCGATACGGTTTACTTCTGTACGTGGAGCCAATTTAGCTACATCACCAGTACGGTTCATATTCGCACGGTCATAGATGTAGTATTTGTCAGATTGTTTTGAAACACCGACAGTTGGGAATACCTTATCAGCGATAAAGTTTTCTTGTGATTGTGCATAAGCCAGCGTGAGGTTAGTCAGCGGCTGATCTACATGCACTGCGGATGGAGTCAGCAAGGGCATTATTTATTCCTTTCTATGCTGGATTAAGCTACGATGTTACCACCTTGGATCAGTTCAATAGCCATGATTTGACCATCAACTGCTGCTTCCAAGGCATAACCCATAACAACGTCACCAGAGGCGGCGGTGAGTGCGTCACCATTTGCATCTGTTTGAATGGCAGCACCAGCGGCAATAGTACCACCAGAAGTTACCATAACCTTACCTGAGATAGCTACAGTAGCAGCTTCACCAGCAGCAGGGTTGTTCAAAAGAACACCGATGCAATTTTCACCAGCAGCATCTGCCAGATCTACTTGTCCATCACTCTCCAGAGTAACGAACTTGAATTGTGCTGCTGTGAGACTCTCACCAGCAACAAAAGACCGTGTATCACGGGACTGCATTACAGCCATATTTATTCTCCTTTATAGGATTTGTTGATAAGAGCTTTACCTTCATCGGTCTTAGCAACTGCGGCATAAGCTACAGCATATTGGCTCTTCTTGATTTTGTTTTCGTCCATATAAGACTTAACGAGGGCATCTAGCTTGTCCTGCGCTGTAGCGAAGTTGCCATCAGCATCAGACTTACCAAATTCTTCCATAGACTCTCCGAATACTGCATCAGCACCCTTCAGAGCTTCCATAACTGCTTCATCTGTATCGAACTTAGCAATGAGTGTTTTAGCTACTTCGATGTTGAAGTTAGGTAGAGCTTCTTCTGCACGTTTAGTCAGTTCAGCATCTGCCTTAGCAACTTCAGCTTCTTCCAGAGCCTTAAGGATAGGCGCAGGGATGTCAGCTTTGTTGATTTGCTCACCGTCATACTCTACATACTCAGGCTCGACTTTCTTCTCAATTACGTCAGCTTTAATGACATAACCATTCTCGATGAGAGACTTACGAAGACGCTCGTTTTCTTCCTTAAGAGCAACTTCAGAAGCCTTAAGAGTTTCGATTTCAAGCTCTTCAGCAGTTGCATCATCAGCTTTCTTCATGTCCATGTTGTACATCTTCATGGCTTCTTCTTCAGACATACCTTTATCCATGTATGGCTTCAGTTTGGCCTTCAGATCATCAGACATTTTTTCTGTTACTTCATGTTCCATAGGTTCTCCATTGGAATTATCACGCTTGTACAAGGAGACCATTGCCTGTGCATTTGCTGGACGATCCACCAAAGACAACTCTTCCAGTTCAAGCTGTTTTAAAAGGTTAGGCACTATAGTCCTCCTTGATTGCACGACCCCCAATAGAGAAGGCCGCAAGTTCACCAGACTTAACCTTCGCCCAGACATTATCGTCATAGACTTTGAAAGCTACAACCCAGCCTTCACGGTCACTCTGAATGCCAAGGGATTCACCAATCTCTTTAGTGATAGGCATAGAATGGATAACTGCTCCAATCTGATCCCCTGTATGCATCTGCTTACCGACACGGATATGCTCCATAAAGCCATTGACAGCCTTAACGAGTGTGTCAGGTTCGATTACGTCACCTTGACGGTCAACCACTGGCTCACCTTTCTCAGTAACGACTGAGGCCCATCCATAGACTAGACGCTGTTCGTCATCTGCCTTGAGGATTTGACCTTCAACACTTTTAGTAAGTTCGGACACTGATGTTCCACCTTCCCACATACGACAAGACCAGTAACCTGCTGTAGTCTTATCTTTCTTGGTATCACAAGAATGG